TCGTCGCTTAGACCTAAGAAACGTTTCAATGCAAAACGATGACTTACATAAGGAAGTGCGGCCACTGTTGTAAATGAACTAATACGTTCTGCATCGAGTCCTGCTTGACGTGAACTAGCAAAGTTCAATGGCGGATTAAACTTTAAATCAAATAATGTAGCATCTACGTTGACGCCGCGAGTATAAATGTAACGTTTAAACTCTTCATCAAACACTCTTGATACTAAATTTTGTAAGCGTTCGCAGTATTTGTTAAAGCGTAGCTCTTGAATATAAGCTGTACCAACACGACCATCGTTATAACTTGAGTTAGAATCGTCTGCACCTGTTGGCAAATAGCTACTTGGAATACGTAAACCACGGAATAACTTGTTAGTAAAGTACTTTAAGTCATCAATTTCGCCTAGGTTAGTACCGCCTGGTAATGTAGTAACGTCAGATCCACGTCCGTCAGCACTCTTAGGGAAGAAATAATCTTCGTTAATGCTTAAAGGATTGTATGCGCTGTCAATAACGTTTTGTCCGCCACCATTTTGGCTAGGAATTCTACGTTGGTGGATCTGGTCTTTGACTCTTTCCACAAACGCCATAGCCAAATGACTTGGCATATTACCTACATCGATATGAAATATACGTCTTTCAGGAGCACGTTGTATACGATAGATAAGGATAGCATCTTCTAGTAGTTCTTTTTGTTTGTAAACTTTAAAGATATTTTCTAATAAGCTGTTACCAAATGGGTAATTGTTATCTAAACCTTCGCTTAATGACAAATGAATAACGTGTTCTGCGTCAATAGCATACTCACCGTCTTTTTTATCAAAGCGACTACCAGCAGAACTGATAGCAACGTTAGCTTGTCCGCGAGCCGCAACGCCGCCTCCACCTGAATAAGGTGTACTTGCTCCGCCTCTATTAGAACTTTGATTGTTAGGACTAATCTGTGTAGTCACTAGATTCATAAAGTTAGGATTTAAATCACGAATAACATACTGTTCAGGTTTCTTACCTTCGCTTTCGTTAGCAATAATCTTAACAATCTTGTTAGGATCAATATAAGTCCACTTTTGATTTTCTGGATCACGAATAAAAAATGCATCGCCATACTTGAATGTATTACGTAAGATACGGAAAATACGAACGTCAAACTGTTGTAGTTTACTCCATTGATTCAAATATTCACCAAGGATTTTGATTTCCGAGTTAGTAGCTTTACTGCGCCAGTCAATTGTAAAGGCACTGTGTCCGTTTTTTTCTTTTTGTGTAGTAAACTCTGCTAAAATGTCTAATGCCGCATTAACTTCTGGGTCAGCATCCATTGTTTCGTATTGATTATAACGTTCAATACGGTTTGGACTGCCTGAATATACATCGGGTAAGTAACTGCTATAGTTGGTTTTAGCTGGACCCATACCTGCACTGGTAAGACCACTACCTACGGCACTACGACTTGTGCCTGAAGCCGGTACTGGTGTAAAAAATTTCTTCCAACTCATATTATTTTGGATCCTTAACTATAGACATTATCGCCTAAATCATTAGTATTTCTAGCTGTCTTATCTGTGTGATTTGCTATCTGCATTGCCACACTGACAAATTGTTCCATCTTAGTACTTATCTGCTTTAATACTTCTGTTGCGTCTTCTTGACCAATTTTAATTTCAGGTGTACTTGGACTTAACCCTACAGAATCAACGGCGCTACTAATTGTTTGAGGTATGTCACGCAACATGCTCAACATTGGTAATACAGTTCCCATGCCGTTTTTCATATCGCTAAACATGGTTTTAGTATCTAGAGCAGTTAGCATATCGCCTGGATTTTGCATATGAACTAGTTCAGGACCCAATTCTCCGACTAGTTTTAATCCAGAACCAAATGGTCCAGCCATTGCTTTCTTTTCAGCGTTGCTAGTTTTCTTAGCAGAAACTTCTTGCATAGTACTTTCAAGCAGATTCATAATATAATTCTTAGCATCGTCTGGACTCATGTCTTGAAATTTTGCTGTATCTAATTTACGTTCAATAATTGCTTTAAAAATACCACCGTTATTTAAAATTGGTTGTAAATTAAATGCTCTAATACCGTCAACACCTAATCCTAGTTCTGTATTAAGTTTATTAATAAATTCATTAGACACTAAACTTAAATCTTTTAATCTTTGCTGTGTGTTAACAACTAATTTAGTTGTTTCTGCTCCAGCATCTCTTTGGCCTGCTTTTAATCCTGCAAAGTCTTCGTTAAGTACTCCAGCAAGCTCATTGCGAGCCGCGGCTCTATTTTCTTTCTGAGGATCAAAACCTAACATCTTAGTATATCCCTCACCTAAGGATTGTTGTCCTAAATTTCCACCGATAATTTTTTGACTTTCTTCTTTAGTAAGCTGGCCTCTAGTCGTTGCTTGGAGAGCAAAATTACCTCGTCCTACTTCTTGTTTATACAACTCTGCCAGCCCTTTTGCTTCTTCAGTAACTGCCTTACGTTCTTCTTCATTGCCGCGATCAAATCTTACTGCTAGTTCTTCAACTTTTTGTGTAAACCCTGGCATTGTCTTATTCAATAGTAGCAAGGCATCCTTATCCATCATACCCTGCTGGCCAAATGCACTTGAAACTGCATTAAGTACAAATCTGTCTCCGGCAAACTGAGTTGCAAAAGAGGTTTGAAGTTGCGCACTATATTTTACAAAACTTAGATCGTTTTCTTGCATTGCTCTGACAGTTCTAGCTTTAAATGTTGCATCATCTTGCTGAGCTTTTAATGCATCTACTTGCACTTGTCTAGATAATCCAGTAGCCGCTGATGTTTCTGCTATTTTTGTAGCAAATTTTTCTACTTCTATAATAGCTTTTTCTCTGACCGCAGAATCTCTAAAATCTAGATCTGTTCGAGTACGAGCGTAGGCCGCTAGCAACTCGTTAGTTGCTTTAGTTGTAAATCCTAATTGACTTAAACGTGTTCCAGCACCGCTCGATTGAAATGCATCGGAAAATTGTGCAAAATGATAAACACCTTCACTAACTGTACGACCTAAATTTAATGTATAACCGTTTAGTGATTTGACCGTTTCAGCAAAATCTTCCGAATTCTGTCGGGTCATAGACATTGCCAAGTTTAATTTCATGGCATTTCCGCCCATTGTTAAACCTTGGTCCGAAAACGCTTGCCAATTTTTAACACTGTCGTCCATGTATCCAACGATGCCGCCTACTCCGTCGCCTACTAGTTTTCCAAAACCACCAAACTCGTTAGCAACTGATTTGAATACTCCTGCAACATCTGGTAGCTGAGCATTATTTCTAACCAGCTTGCCAGTAAAGGTCATAATTTCGCCAGTTACTGACTGTACACCACCAGCGAGCCCTTTTACGCCGTTCCAAAACATCGAGGCCGCATTGCCGCCGCCTGTCATATTACTAGCTACGTTACTAGTTGTTCCGCCGCTACCTGGAGAAGTGTTATATTCCTTAAGCGCGGCAACAAACGTGTCTTTTAAATTTGCATCAATAGCCATTATTTTTTTCCAGAAATATGCGTATATAAATACTACATATGATATTTATCTGGAGAAAATAATGGCAAATAACCCATTGAAAAAGTATTTTAGACAACCTAAGATCTACGTTGATTTACCATCAAAAGGCATATATTCCGAGCCTGGAAGTTTAATCGGTGATCCAGAAAACATACCAGTGTTTGGCATGACCGGTATGGATGAAATTGTTATGAAAACTCCAGATGCATTATTGCGCGGTGAAAGTACAGTTAGGGTGATAGAAAGCTGTTGCCCAGTAGTTAAAAACGCATGGGATATTAGTATTTTAGATTTAGATTTATTAATGGTCGCAATTCGTATTGCAACCTATGGCAATACTATGTCTGTTAGTCATAAATGCCCGCACTGCGAAGCAGAAAATGACTTTGAAATCGAATTAAGTAATATCATAAATCATTTTAAACAATGTACCTACGATGGAAAAATTGTTTTAAAAGATCTTATTATAAAAATTCGTCCTTTAAACTATAAAACTTGGACTGACTTCCAAATAAGATCTTTTACAATTCAACGTCAAGTAGTACAAGCAACTCAACTTGAAGATCAAGAAGAAGCTCAAAAAATTGTAACTGGGCTGTTTGAACAAATTGCAAGTCTACAGAGAGAAACTATTATTGCGCAAATCGATGCAGTAGAAGTAGCAGAAGGTGTAGTTGATCAAAAATCATTTATCCAAGAATGGGTTGAAAACAGTGAACAAATAATTTTTGAAGAAATCAAAAAGCGTATTGAAAGTAATAGAAAGTTGTGGGAAATTCCTGAACTAGCAGTTACATGCCCAGACTGTACTAAAGAATCGTCTGTTGCAATCACGGTGGATCAATCAGATTTTTTCGCTCGCGCCTGACTAGATTAAGTAACGAAGAAATTGAAAAATATCTAGTTGGGCTAGATCAACACGTAAAGAGATTTAAGAATCAGCTGTTTAGAATCAGCTGGTACATGCGTGGTGGCGTAAATGTAAATGATTTATTTGATAGATATAGCGTAGAGGACATTGAAATCATGTCCGAGATCATTACTGAGAATATTGAAACTACAAAAAATAGTAGAATGCCTCTGCTTTAACGATCTGCCCAAGTTCGTCCATCTTCACCGGGCAAATAACGGGCAATTCTATCTTTCATATCAGCGTCTGCCGCGGCCTTAGGATCAATCTTAGGTATATCTAACTTAGGCAATTCTTTTTCACGTTGTGTAACATTTGGAGTTGTGTCTAAGTTAATACCTGTAGCACTCTTGATACTGTCTACAATGCCGCCAATAATATCTTCAGTTAATGACCCAATAGATCCAACCAGCATCTTAACAATAAAGTTTTGACAGAACCAAGCACGGCCAGCATCAGTCATTAGCCAATTTTTAACCATTTGAATAGTTAACTCACCAGCAACAAAGGCAATAGCGGCCGCCCAAACTCCACCACGACCTAGTAATGCTTTTGAACCGCCTTTTAACATAGCAGTAATAGCAGTAATTAATCTGCCGCCAGCTATGCTACGTAATGCCCACTCGGACAATTGAACTGTAACAAACATGCCTGTTAGATTATTACGTTCGTCTAATATCTGCTGTGCTGAATATTTGTAACTTCCATCTGGATTCTTTTCTGCGGCCATGTCATTAATGGCCAACATGTGACAGCGCCACATGGCTACAGTAGTTAAAAATCCTGCTAGGTTGATCAACGGACCAGC